TAATCGGAACACCAACAGAGACCTTCAGCTAAGAGATCGGAGCATCGGGAGATGAAGTTAAATATCACAATTAAATATCAGAATGGCGAAGTGGAAACCTATACCGCAGGGCTTCCAGAGTGGGCTAAGTGGGAACGGAAAACTGGTAAATCAATCTACCGATTGACCGATATCAAGGAATACCAACAGACCGACTTCTTATTCTTAGCCCATTCAGCCTATGTCAGAGCCGCAGCCGGTAAGCCGGTTAAGGCTTATGATGTATGGGAACTTACAGTCGATGAGCTCATAATTGGAGATCCTGAAGACCCAAAAGCTACCCAGCCGGAAGCTTAAACCGGCTCTTGATTGAGCTGGCAATAGCGACCGGAATCCCGATGTCATATTGGGAAAATGCGGAAGATTTATTAACTGCGATAGAGATACTGGAGAAGCGAGCGAATGGCAGATGAAGGACTCAGCGCCTATTCCAAACGCGAACTCGCTCGGGTCGCCAAAGCCTTCTCTCTTATGGGCGATGAAGCGGTTAGTGAAGCTAAGAATGTGGCTGGCGATCTTGCGTCTTTTGCTGCGAATGAAATCAAGTCAGCAGCTCGCGGTCGCACAAAAGCAGCCAAAGCCGTCCAAGCCGTCGCGGATGGAGCAAAGGTATCTAAGTTATCCAAGACTGGCCGAATCGATATCGGTTTTGCCAGTCAGCGCCTTTCGGGTGGCGGTAGTACGCAAAAGATTTGGGCAGGTTTGGAATTTGGATCAAGTCCCAAACTTAGAGCAGATGGTCGCGTTAGAAAATACAACCAATTTCCTAATTATTCAGGTCGATTCGGTGGTGGTTCTAGAGGATGGTTTATTTACCCGACCCTTCGCCGTATTCAGCCTGAATTAACAAAGAAATGGGAAGACGCGGCAGACTCCATTATCAAGAAATGGACGGCATAAATGGCTAGAGATTACAGAACGCTAAAACTCGAAATTCTTGCTGAGACAAAGCAATTTGTCGATGATATGAAGAAGGGCGAGACTCAAGTTGAGTCTTTCGGCGATAAAGCGACCAAGATGGGCAAAGTGGCAGCTGCCGCTTTTGCCGCAGCCGCCGCAGCTGCCGCCGCTTATGCGGGCAAACTTCTTGTTGATGGCGTTAAGGCTGCCATTGAAGATGAAGCGGCTCAGCTAAGACTTGCTAATGCGCTTAAGAATGTCACAAACGCAACCGATACACAGATAGCGTCAGTCGAAAAGCAAATCACAGCTCTTTCTCTTGCTAACGGCATCGCCGACGATCAGCTTCGCCCAGCCTTCCAGCGATTAGCGACCGCGACGGGATCTTTAAGTAAAGCTTCCGACACATTAACCCTCGCGCTTGATATTAGCGCAGCTACGGGTAAGAGCGTTGAAGCGGTGTCTAACGCTTTAGGAAAAGCATACGAGGGCAACACCTCAAGCCTTGCGCGTTTAGGTATTGGACTTTCAACAGCTGAAATTAAATCTCTTGGTCTTGACGGCACAATGAAACAACTGGCTAAGACTTTTGAGGGGGCAGCCACAGTCCAAGCAAACACTTTGGAAGGCCAAATAGCCAGACTTCAAGTCGCTTTCGATGAAGCAAAAGAAACAGTCGGAGCGGCATTACTGCCAACCCTTCAGCGCCTTCTCGACTACTTCATTAATACAGTAATCCCGAAATTTATTGAGTTTAAGGATGCGGCAATAACCCCAGTCACCCGCGCCATAGAAAACAACAAGGAAGCACTCACGACGCTCTATAACTTTATGCGTCAATATGTTATCCCTATTTTGGTCGAAGGTTTTGGCGACGCGCTTCAGTTCATCGGCAAAATAGCGAGTGGCATAATCAACATCATTGGCGCGGTCGTAAATGGAATTAAATCAGCCGTTGAATTTGCTATTAACGCGATTAATACTCTTATCAAGGCTTACAATGCGATTCCATTCTTACCTAATGTCAGCACAATTACTGCTCCTAGCGTAAGCGCAGCGCCCAGACCTTCCGTTCCAAGCGCAACCACCCCAACAGTTCCGAGAATCAGTTCACCTAACATTAGCGGCAGCGCATCTGGCACAGGATCAAGCACAAGCTCATCTGGATCATCAACAACCACAAAAGACACAGCCGCGCAGTCTGAAGCTGCTAAGAAGGTCGCTGAGGCTATTACTGATATGACCCCAAGATTGCCAATATCGGTAGCCGAAATTAGAGCTCGAGAATCCGGGGATGTAATTAATTATGGCATTAGTGCCGCCCCTACCGCATTTGATACAGCTCGAGTTAGAGCTGCAAATGAAGGTGTCACAATCGTCGTCACAGCCCCAAGCGCAATCGATGAAGAAGGATTTAAGAGAGCGGTGGTCGATGCGCTCAATGAATCAGCCAATCGCGGAACTGGTGGCGGTGGCGGTCTAAGGGATACAGCTCAAATCTTATGACGCTATGGAATCCGGTTTATCGAGTAAAGGCTAATGGAACGGATGTCACCGACATAACCTTAGTCGGTTTTACTATTACCAGCGGCCGTAGGGATATCAACGCACCAGTTGAGGCCGGTTATGCCAATCTTAATTTGATTAACACCACTAATCAGTATTACCCATTTGCCGTCAATACATCCATTACTATTGAAGTCCAAGATTCTAACGCCACTTATGTCCCAATTTTTGGGGGACGAATCAGCGATATCTCAATCGAAGTTCAATCAGCTGGATCAACGGCATTAGTGACGCGACTTAATATAATCGCGCTTGGCGCTTTATTCAGACTTCAGCGAGCCATCTTTGATGGCAATTTAACGGAAGATCTAGACGGCGCACAGATTGAGCAATTACTTCAAGAACTTTTACTCAATAACTGGAATGAAGTCCCACCGGCCGAAACTTGGAACACTTATGACCCAACAATCACTTGGGCTAATGCTGAAAATGTGGGACTAGGCACAATCGATGCCGGGGCTTACACAATGAGCTCTAGGCAAATCACCGACTCATTTATCTCACCCATCGCCCAATCAATCGCCCAATCAGCCGGTGGATATTTATATGAAGATGCTAACGGCCTAATTTCATATGCCGATATAACCCATCGCCAAGATAATCTAGTGGCTAATGGCTATACCGACCTAGATGCCAATCAAGCCCTCGCCTCTGGTATTTCTTCTATTGCCCGACAAGGTGATATTGTCAATCAAGTTAAAATCGATTATGGCAATAATTTTAATAATTCTTACACCGCCCAAGATTTAGACAGCCAAGCGACCTATGGCCTATACGCCGAACAACTTAATTCCTACATTAAAGGCCAAGCCGACGCTGAGGATTTTGCCGACCGGGTAATTCAGCTTCGATCCTATCCTCGCGATCGATTCCAGAGCATTACATTTCCGGTGCATTCTACCGAAATTGACGACACAGACAGAGATGCCCTACTAAATATAAATATGGGCTTACCAGTCCGGCTTAATAATCTTCCGCCAAATATCACCAATGGTCAGTTTGAGGGTTTTGTTGAAGGCTGGACTTGGCGCTCATCGGTGAATGGTCTTTTCCTAACCTTCACAGCTTCCCCAACGGCCTATAACGCAGTCGCCCAACAATGGGCGCAAGTTAATGCGGCGGAAACTTGGAACAGTATCCTTAATACCTTAGAATGGCAGGACGCGATAGGAGTGCTTAGTTAATGGCAAATACAACTAATTTCGGCTGGGAAACCCCGGACGACACAGATTTAGTTAAGGACGGCGCAGCCGCAATAAGAACGCTAGGCAGCGCGATTGATACTTCGTTAGTCGATCTTAAAGGCGGCACGACCGGTCAAGTTTTATCGAAAAACACCAATACCGATATGGATTTTACTTGGATTACGCAAAATGACGCGGATGCCATTCAAAATACAATTGTAGATGCCAAAGGTGATTTAATAACTGCGACAGCAGCAGATACACCAGCAAGATTAGCGGTTGGAACTAACGGCCAAGTTTTGACAGCTGATTCTACGACAGCTACGGGACTCAAGTGGGCTGCCGCTGCGGCTGGTGGGAAAGTGCTTCAAGTCGTTCAGGATACTGATAGCACTCAACAATCAACCACTTCCGATGCCTATTCAGATACAAATCTTTCCGCAACAATTACTCCCGCAACGACCGGTTCAAAAATTTTATGTATTGCGGCCGTAAGTGTTCGAGTTGAAAGAGCCGGAACGAATTCAATTGGAAATATAAATTTGGTGCGTACATCAACCCAATTGGCAGAAACTCAATTTGGTGGTGGTATCAATTCTAATACTCAGACCATAAATTATGATGACACCGCAGTAATTGTTTGGCTTGATTCACCAAACACAACATCCGCTACAACTTATAAAGTCCAATACAAGAGACTTTCTTCCGCGACTTGTACTGTTTATGCCCAAGTAAATTCTACAACTAGTTCACTAACTCTCATTGAAATAGGTGCGTAATGGATATTTTCCAACTAAATCAGGCAATTTCTTTTATCAGACCTAATGCTAAATTTGCCATTAATGGCGATAAATTGATTTGGCTTGATGATGAGCAAAGTGAACCTTCCAACAGCGAAATTGAAAAAGGTTGGGTTGCCTATCAAGCAAAAGTCGCTAAAGATGAAGCTGATGCTGTTGCTAAAAAAGCGGCAGCCGAAGCTAAATTGGCAGCACTAGGTTTAACACCAGACGATTTGAAAGCATTAGGTCTTGGCTAAACTTTGTAAAGCCGCTATTCAGCTTAGAGAACAAATTGACGACGATTATC